TTTCGGATTTCTGATTTCGCTTGTCTCGTGAGACGGCGATAGCCGGATAACGAGAGATTTCTGATTTCGCTTGTCTCGTAAGACGGCGATAGCCGGATAACGGGAGATTTCTGATTTTGCTTGTCTCGTGAGACGGCGATAGCCGGATAACGAGAGATTTCTGATTTGTTTCAACGTAGTCATTGACGACCCTGAAAAAGGGACAGGTGCCAAACGGCGCCAGCATCCACCTGACAGGTTTTCTTCTAACCTGTTAAGTGTGTAAAAGACGATTAAACCTTGATACGTTCATTGCTGCGCACGGACGAAGGTGCCCGCGTCAGCGGGAGCAATAACTGCAACAACACCGGCCTTCCAAAAATGGCGTTAAGAAAACATCAGGTTGTTTTGAAGAAAACATCAAGTCGTTTTCAGAAAAACATCAAGTCGTTTTCAGGAAAACATCAGGTCGCTTTCAGGAAAACAAAAGCATGTTTCCGGTAAAAGGAACGTTCGTTTCAAATATAAGGAACGTTCGTTTCAGAAAAAAGGAACGTTCCTTTTTAGTAAAACGTAAGCACGTTTTGGGGAAAACGTAAGCACGTTTCGGGGAAAACGTAAGCACGTTTTGGGAGAAACGTAAGCATGTTATTGGGTAAAACGAAAGCATAAACCGGAAAATGAGTGTTAGCAGATTTAGTAAAAGACTCCATACAACTTTGAAGGCTCAAAAGCTGTGAAAAACTTAATGGGAAGTATTAACTGAAAGCACTTTTTTATCAGACATTCAGGCCTATAAGCAGGACTTCCGTCAATGATCCCTTGATAACGATTCCCGAGGTATGCACATAAACAGTACCTGAATTTTCAGCTCCAAAGCGATTAGAACCGTTGAAGTAATAATAAAATAAACTGATTTGTTCTTAACCAATGCTTGAATAAAGGAAATATGTTTTTGTAAATTTACTGCTCCAAGTAAGAAATTCTTAAAGAAAATGGATTGACATACAAATATTTACATTGCGGCAATGCAAATATTTGTATTTTTAAGTTGTTGCCACTATTTACTAAGTGACGATTGACAAATAATAATCGCAATACATAATAAAAATCAACTATGATATTGATCCCTATTATCGCTTCGATTGCTGCATTAGTATTAATATACAGGATTCGGCAATCATCAGAAAATAAAAAATATCAGAACATTGCTTATTTAAGTAATTTACATAAAATTACTGAGTTCATCGACACTATAGACACACTAAATGAATATATCACTTGGGTGGAGCGTGAAAAAATAAAATCTAAATATTTCGAGGTAAGAAAGTATTTCAAGAACAAAACAAAATTTTATAAGATAGAAGAAAAAGTAAAAAAGTTTAATGAGATCTACGGTAATTTTGATAATTATATAGTTGGATACAACAAAAACTATGTAAGAAAACACAAGGAAATACTTAAACAATATTTCGACGACATTGAGGGAAAGAAACTTGACGACCAGCAACGAACTGCAATAATAACAGACGAATACTCTAATCTGATAATAGCCGGCGCGGGTTCAGGAAAAACCTTAACAATCCTCGGAAAAGTTAAATACCTGATCGAAAAGAAAAATATCAGGCCTGAGCATATTTTATTGCTGTCGTATACGAAAAAAACTGTGGAGGAACTAAATGAAAGAATAACTAAACTTGGAATTGGTGCCAAAGTGACAACTTTTCATAAACTTGGCTATGATACAATAAAAAGATTTCAAACAAATATTCCTGCAGTTACAAATGAAGGCACCTTAAGCGGAGTTATAAAAGAATATTTGCAAAGTGACATTTATAAGGATTCCGAAGCAGTAGAATCATATATTCAGTTCGTTGCCTGTTATTTGAATATTCCGGAAGAAAACGAGAAATACAATTCATTAGGCGAGAAAATAGACATACAGAAAGGAATTGACTTTCAGACATTAAAATCAAAATGCGAATCTTTAAACATTGTGTCAAAATCCTCGCTTAATACACTTCAGGGTGAAAAGGTTAAAAGCTTAGAAGAGCTCACAATAGCTAATTTTTTATACCTGAATGGCATTGAGTATGAATATGAAAAGCCATACCCTTATGGTGAAGTATTGTATCGCCCAGATTTTTATCTGAAAGATTATGACATATGGCTAGAGCATTTTGGTGTAGACGAGAATAATTGTGCGAAATGGCTTACGCCTTTTAATGAACAGAAGTATGTCGAAGAAATGCAGATAAAAAGACAAACGCACAGAGAAAACAATACGAAACTATTGGAAACCTATTCTTTTTACAACAGAGATAAAGTTTTGTTACAAAAATTAAGAGAAATGCTGGTAAAAGAGAATGTTTCCTTAAAACCAATAGACCATCAAAGTATCTACAAAAAATTAACAGATAACGATGAAAGATACGGAAAAGAAATAATCAAACTTATTGAAAGTTTTATAAATCTCAGCAAATCAAGGCGATTGAACGATAAATCATTAAACAGTTTGTATTCAGATAAATCTAATGTCAGGAGTGATTTCATGCTTGAAAGACAAAAAATATTTTTGCAATTTGTCCTACCTATTCTTGAAAAATATGATGATGTCTTAAATGAAAGAAAAGAGATTGATTTTAATGATATGATAAATCAGGCAGTTGATTTAATAGATATAAATAAGCCAGAATACAAATATCAGTATATAATTATTGACGAGTATCAGGACATTTCATTTGCCCGATTCAATTTAATCAAAAGAATACGTGATTTATCCGGGGCAAGATTGGTTTGTGTCGGCGATGATTGGCAATCAATATATCGTTTCGCAGGTAGTGACATTTCTTTGTTCAGTAATTTTGAAAAATATTTTGGCAAAAACGAAAAATTATTGATAGAACAGACTTACAGAAATTCACAGTCGCTCATTGATATTACTTCAAAGTTTATCCGAAAGAATACTAAGCAAATACCCAAAAACCCAAAATCAATAAAAGAGCCTTTAGAAGATCCTGTCAAATTTGTGCATTATGAACAGGCTGCAATTGAAGATACTTTCATAAACGAAATCCGGCGACTTGTAAATAAATATGGCAATAAACCAATTCTGGTTTTAGGACGGCATAGTTTTGACATTAATGACATAATTAAACTAAGCACTAACAATAGAGTGAAATACATTGAGAAGTCAGACAAATTAGAGGTAAAAGGATTCGAAGAAGTTGATATTAAATTCATAACTGTACATAAAGCAAAAGGTTTAGAGGCTGAGAATGTTATTATTCTGAATCTCAAAAATCATTTACTCGGGTTCCCGAACAAAATGACAGACGACCCGATATTATCACTGTTACTAAGTGATGACGAAGGATATAGTTTTGCAGAAGAACGAAGATTGTTCTATGTCGCATTAACAAGAACTAAAAACGAAGTTGTACTACTTATTCCATCAGATGTATCCTTATTTGCTGTTGAATTACTGACTGATAATATTTACTTGTTAACTTCAATTGACGGGAAACTCAAAACAACAAATTGCCCGTATTGCCAGACAGGAAACCTTGTTATCAGACAAAATTCCACTAACGCCACACAATTTTTAGGATGCTCACATTATCCGAGTTGTAATCAAACATTTAGCAACATAGAAATTCTGGAGAACTCACTCCTTTGCCCAAATTGTAAAAGCGGTTTTATGATAAAGTATAATCGACAAAACGAATTGAGCACAAATGTAAAACGAAATGTTTAGATTTTACTGCACAAAAACTATATCTTAGGGTCATAGGTTGAATACTCATCCGGCTGCGGCACTTTCCTTATAAAACCGCTTGAAATGCCGTTTAAACAGCGTTCTAACGTTCTTTGAAGCGCCGGGATGATATGTGTATTATAATACTCTCTGGGGCTCAGGGAGTAGTCTATCTTTAGGATTTCTGACTCGCAAATGTCCCCGCCGTCGAGCTTACCGTTAGCCCAGAACCAGGTGGCGGCCGTAATAGGCTCACTCCTCCTGTAGGCCCATTTAATAGAGCTTGCGCCCCTGCCGTATGGTAACGGCGAAGGGTGGAAGATCAGCGTGCCATGTATAGGCTCCAGAAGCTCATAGTCGCTGAGCTTTTTAGTGAGCAGCGGCGCTACGGATAGATCGCAGTAAAAGTATGTTGAATCATAGACGGCGTGCCCAAGTCGCTTAATTACGGCCTCCGCGGCTCTGTGGGCCTCTGTTCCGCGCTCCCCAAGTATTTTGACTACCATTTACCCTCCTATGTATTTAAAGCCCTGTATGGCCCTGAAATGGCCCCCGAACCCTCCCGTTTTCTTTTTCTGCCCTCTCACCTCGGCGGCCTTAGCAAGCGTTTTAATAGATTTCGCCTTATTATCGAACTTAATGGCCCCGCTTACCTGAACCCAAAGCGGCGACTTTCTGAGCGCCTGGCACAGCTGCGGGTGCGAGGTGTGGAACAACGTGGTAAGCTTATGCCCGTTACGCCCTTGCCCCTCAAGGTGCAAACGGCATACCTCATTCAGGAAGGCGGTGCCAACACCTATGCCCTGCCACTCCGGAAGCACGACCATTCGGGTGGCCCTATAGTGACCGCTCTGAAACATTGGGCAAACGGCCAGGTGAGCGACTGGCTCATCGCCTACAAATGCGATGAAATATTGGGCGGCAACCGGGAACGGAAGGTCTAAATAATAATGCGGCTTAAAATAGCCCCATTTTGTTCCCGGAACTCGGTAAATGTCGATTGTAATGTCCGGGCGTTGCCGAAGACAGTCACGGCTATAATACCGCGCCTCCTTTGTATCATAGACCCAATCCGGCTGGAGCCACTCAATAACATCATAATGCGGTGTAAGCAGAACAACCCTGCCGGCTCCACGCCTCCAGCTCTTACCGAAGGCGGCGGCACCCACACGGGCAATCTGGCGGTCAATTACGCTGGTAAACTCATCAACGACGGCCACTTCCGGGCGCTCGCATATAAGCCTGGCCAGCCCGGCCCTGAATTGCTCCCCGTTGCTCAGCACGTTAAACGGCCTGAGCCAGGCCGGCACATCACCCAGCCCAACGGCGGCCAGCGATCCGGTGACCTGGTTAAAGTCGCCATCGGGAGCTATTGCATCGATTATGGGCCGGTCGGCTGGCCAGTTGGCGTATAGATCATAAACCGGTACGCCCGGGAATATTGCCCTGCCGAGGCTGCTTTTTCCCGACCCGCTGGGGCCGACTATAAGGCCGACCTGCCAGAATAGCTCATCAATGGGTAGCTCCGCCTTATGGCTCCAGCTGTAGCCGGTTTCAGCGTTAAATAATGACTTAACTCGCTCGGCCCTGTAGCTGTCAAAGTCCGCGCATGTGTGGTTAATTTCAATTCTCATACTGTTACAACTTTCAGTTTTAGGTTTTGCGACTTGAGTTTATTGAATAGTTCAATCTGCTCGGCCTCATCGGCGCAGATGATCACAAGGCCATACTGCGGCCTGTAGGTGTAACTCTTTTTTTGTGATTCGGTTTTTTTGTAGTTTTGCATTGTCTCACAGGTTAAAATAAAATAGGTGCTCGCACACCGCTAAGGCTTTGGGCCTTTGCCTATGGTGTGCGAGCACCTTAAATGTTTGTAGCCGCGTGAGACCGGCTATAAAGAGGCGGAGGCCCCTTTTGTACTCAGTTTACAATGTTTCAAAGGTGAACTAAACGTCAATGCTTAAAATTGCCACAACTCCACTCGTAATCGTGTATAAATTTTTACCGTTAGGGTAAAGTTGTGCAATGAAATTACCGTTACCATCATCAGGATACATAATGATATACCCGGTTGATGCAGCATTATAGGTGTCTGGTAGCCTTGTTACTTTAAAATTTACCCGGTCAAGTGATGTTACTATGTATCCGAGTAATAATCCAGTTGCTATAATTTTACCATCATCAGTCATTTGTAATGATGTAAATTCAGCCCCGGACTTGTATATCCTAATAGTTTTTGAAATATCACCTAAATCGGCATAGGCGCATTTCATTATACCTCTATATGTTAATGCTACGCTATCGCAAGCCCAGTAAAAATAGCCATCATAGTAGGTTAGGTTGCACCCTTTGAATGCCCCTGTATCGGCTGACTGAGCGGCAATTGTAAAAGCCCATGTGTCAAGGTCTGAATCGTACACCCCTTTTAAAAAGTAGCATCCAGTAGCATCATCCCCTGTACAGATATAGAATGATTCATCAAATGAATTATAGGTAACAGAATGAACGTGCTGAACACTAATTGTATTTCCACCTATTTGAGAAGTACCAAATTTAAAAGCCTGCTTTACTGTTGCGCCCTGGTCGGCTGTGTACCAAATAGATGCAGGTGCGGTTGAAGGCGTATTGCGATAGTTGCCCCATATCAAAGGCAATGTATCTGGAAGGTTTTTGTCTTTACTAAAAGGCATAAAGTTAGCCATGTCACCAGCCACATAAGCACTCCCAGCAACATCAAGTACGGTTGTTTCTGCTGCTGTCTGCAAATTGTCAGTTGATAAGTAGCATTTAGTTTGAGAGGCGAAAAGTATATTACCATTTTCAAAAATATGTGCAAATCCGACAAAATTAGCAAGCGCAGCAACTTCTAATGATCTTAGGATTGTTGCCCCACCATCAATGCTAAGCGATAATGTATTGGTAGTTTCAACAAAATATAAAATCTTTAATCCTCTTTTAGCTGAAATTTGTGTTTCAATAATTTCATAACTAAGTGAATGATTATTTATAATAGTCTTGTCCTTTGTATATGCTAATGCTTTATCTGAATCATCCTCTGATAAAGCAGAACTGTAAGCAATTATCTCTGTTAACTTTTGGCGATCTAAAATACTGTTAACATCAACCTTCACAAACTTGTCGCTTTCATTTGTATTGTTGGCATCTATCAAATAGTTATAAATTACTTGCTGATTTAACTCTGATATGTGCCATGCTTTAGGTCGTGTCGGAATGTAGTAAGTTTCGCCTGATCTGTCATTCCCAGAAGTGGCATACTGCCGCCCTGTTAACCTTGCCTGAAGGTTATATGAATCCGTGTCGGATCTATCCCAAATAGCTGTATCAAGTTCAATGCAACTATCAAAGAGGTTATGTAAGTCTGATATTCCTGCAACATTTTTTACAAGTGTAGCCCCGGCAGGAATAGAAGGTGTTGCCATAGCTTCGCCATTATCCGCATAAGGTATATGTATTTTATTACCTTTTAAATCAATGTATTCTGAATATCCTAAATTAAGCCCCTGTTTGCTTCCCCCTTCACCAAATCTATAATCAATCTGCAAAGAATTAGGAACATCCGCTGTAAGGTTAATCGCCATGTGATAGCCATTACCTGACAAATCATTAAAGTTATATTCGTTGCAAGCGCAATGGAAGGCTGCCCCAGATACAGGCGTTCCAGCCCTTAACAATGCGCCTTCAGGATCAGTAAGCAATCTTTTATAAAAATAAACATCAGAAAAGCAAGCCGCTATAGTTCCAAATACAGTGCTTCCCGAAATTGTACCAGCCCCGATAAAAAAACCGTGAATTTCAGCAGGTGATGTAAATGTTCCTGTAAAATCATTCGATGCAATCAATACTTCATCAACCCAGAATGAATGCTTTTTAGTAGTATTATTTATTGACATTCTTAGAAAATGCCATCCTGTTCCAACTGCCGCTACTTCTGACGTAATTAAATTAGCACCTGTAGAACTTGTTATTTTTGATTCAAAACAGCCTGTTACATGATCTGCCCTAAATCCGTAATGTCCTGATACAACTGTGGATTTACCGATTTTACCAAAAAGAAAACTACCATTCTCAGTTACAACCGTTCCAGTAGGTATAAGTACCCATCCACATAAACTTATATCATTTGTTAATATGTCGAAATATGTTGATGGTTGGCCTACTTTGCCATAATAAACAAATGCAGTTGACGAATTTTGCACTCTCAGGTGCGGCAATAGTATTGGCAAGGTTGTTTCACCGCTTACTAATGTTCTATCTGATCTTGATGCTGCCTGCAATATTATATTATCTGGAACTGGTGGCCCAGAGTTCAACACCGCCCCGTGTGTAACGCTGCGCGAGGCACTCCTCGCGCAGCTGATTGCTATACCCTTCATATTAAACCTCCTCATCAAGGGTTAAAAACGCCTGCTCGGCTGATGTCGTTTCACCGGCGCCGTTTTCCATCTTAACGCGGAATTTATAAGCTGTTTCCGGAGTTAGGCCGGTAAGCATTGTGGTAACAACTGCTGCCTCCTCGCTGGCTGCAACAGGCTCTGCAATTACCACATCCTGATCAAAGGCATCACCTGCGCCCCACTCGATTGTAACGGCTGTTTCGCTGCCATTCGCGTCGATGGTAGCTGTAAGCTCCGCGGTGGTGTCGGTTGGGGTTGCGCCCAGTGCCGAGGCCTCAGCCTCTATATAGGTGTGGAACGCAACCGGATCGGTTACCACCTCCCCGGCTGAGCTGGTCATTCTTACCCTGAACTTATATCCCTTCAAGGGGTCAAGCTCGCTAATTTCGTCGGTTATAGTCTTAGCAGTCTCATTGCTTGCAACCGCGGCCTCAATGTCAATCACATGGTCGAAGGCGTCACCCTCGCCCCACTCAATTGCTACTGCTGTTGCGCTGCCATTCGCGTCGATGGTAGCTGTAAGCTCAGCAGTGAGGTCTGTTACCGTTGCGCTGAGGCCGCTGGCCTCCGGAAGGTCAACACCATCGGGTAGGCCAACCAGGATAAAGAGATAAGGGCAGATAACGTCCTTGAGCATTACGCCTGCGATGCCGTCTGCTGCGGCGAGGGTAAGCGCGATGGCCTCTGAATTGCTATCAGTTAGCGGCAATTTTTTGTCGGTATCGTTTTCGTTACCATAGTAAAATGACACGGGGAGGTCGATGTCAAGGTCTTCAAAGGCTTCGATTATGATGCTCTTTGTATAGTCTTTCGACTCGCCGAGCGCGTATATGCGTGGCAGGGTTGTGCCCCTCTCAATTTTGATTGTGTTTTTCATGGTTCCTGTGTTGGTCTGTATGTTTGTTTCTGTTGATCAAAAAAAAGGTCAGGCGTTTGTAACGTTAGGCCGCGAAGGCCATCTTTACGTTCTGTGGTGTTTCATGCCCCGAAGGCATCCAAGTCACTGCCATTAAACACCCGACCATATCTTTACCTGAGTATTATTTGATTAGCCCTGTAGCGCAATGCGAATGATTCCAATGCAATGCCCCACCGATCATATGCTTTTTGCAGTCTCAGATAGACTGGATCGCTTAAGTCCCCTATCAATTTTGCGCCCTCAATTGCCGGGTGGTCTATAACAATTGCAAACCGAAAGCCAATTGATAAATTTGTTGTTCCCGCGGCCTTAAAGTTTGATATGCTGCTTGCGGGGGTTGAGTCGCTTAATTTGATAAACTGGGATGTTGCAATCTCGTAACCAAAAAAGTATTCGTATGGGTCAATAGCAATAAGCTGCTTCTCCCGTTTTGCGGCTGTAAGCTCAAACTCAGTTTGCCGACCGGTCGCCTGTATCGACGCAATCTCACACTTTGTCTCTCCCGCCCAAAATGCTGAATTGGGATATTTAACCCCGTTTAAATGCGGTTCGTGCGCCCACTTCTTTTTAAGACTACTGTCAAATAGTCTTATTACTCTTTTAAATGATACGTCATCAATATGTAAAGACGTTGATAGGCCAAATGCCATGTAGCCAAAAGCCGCGGGGGGTGCTTCACGCCTTATTCTTATTGTGTATGTACCATTTGATGTGATTAAATCTGTAAATGAATCACCGTAGAAGGCTTTAATTGCGCCACCCGAGTAGTTGCTAACTGTGAATGTAATTTCATACCATGCCCAGGGCCATGCCTGGCCAGCAAACAAAGACATATAAATTGATTCGCCCTGCTCTACATTTTGAAACTTAATTGCAGAATCCGCTACAGTAATACCTGCGTTTAAAGTCCATGCGCCAGGATCATCGCACCCCGGATCGATGCAAAGCTCATCGGCCAGGCTCTCGCTAACAAGTTTGCGCCTTGCATTGTTGCGCCTGCGGAATACCCATATTTCAGGGCTATAATCAAGAAAAGACTCATCAGCCGAATCCCATGAGGCATATAGCTCATCTCTGCGCGGGGCCGGGTCACCCGCTGCCCTGAAGTGCCCGTGTTGAAGTTTAAGCGTAGGAATAAACATCCCGCCGCCGGCGCCACCTTCATTATACAGCTTCCTTTCCGCTCCACCTTCGCCGGGTAGCTTCTCATACAAGCCGTCGGCCTTCGCAAACAGGCCCACATAGCCGGCCGGAACCTCCGCCCCGGTGGTAATCTTATGATTGTGCTGTATATCTATCGGCTTTCCGCTCATATCAGTTGCAGTAAACAAAGCCTGTGCCCGGCTCTGAAAGATTAATTCTTACAGTGTTTTTGTTCAGGTATGTAACCTGAGCATCTCTTACTATTGCCGATCCGTTTGTAACCATTACTGATGGCAGCTTGTCAAGATTGTGCCTTACCGTCCACTCTGCGGAAGGGGTAACCTGGGTATGTACATAGCTCTTATCGCTTACGCCTGTCTCAACGGTTGTTTGTTTGAGTATTGTCCGCTCAACAACCTTTTCAACCCTGTTTGAAAAAGGAGAGCTGACAGCAACATCACCAACAACGAGGCTGTCATATTTCCACGGCCTTGTAATATACCTCTTATACCCGAGTACCTCAGTCTCAACAGCAACCAGATTGAGTATGATATCACTTGTGACACTTACCTTAACCCCAAGGGGTATAGAGATAGAATTCCGCTCAAAATAAAGGTCGTCGGTCGTAAGGTTAATCTTCAATTTTAGCTGAGACTCCTCGAGGTATGCCTCGGCAGCGGCCAGCAGCCTTGCCTGAGCCTCCTCAACAAAATCCAGCGGCATCTCGATACCTGATATTTCAAATGTATCACCCACCGCGGGGTTATAGCCCGAGGGGCCAGGGATCACCGTGCCATCAGGCAGCGTTTTGTAAAGGATAACATATACCCCTTGTAGTGGTAGATACAGGAAATTGAAAGTATGCCCTGAAAGCTCCCCGGTTAGGAATGTGATGCGTGGGTTAACGCCGGTTATAAGGTAGTCATTAAGGCTAAAGCTAAAGTCTGGCCAAAGCTCCCACGGGTAAACATTAGGCGGCGGGCCGATCAGCTCGACCATATTTGTGACCTCAATTACCACCTGGGGGAATATATCCTCAAACTCCTTAGCGCCCTCTATGATCTGATTTGCCCACGGGTAGTCAACCGGTGGGATCATCAGCGGCAAGCCCAGCGGATTGTTAAAGTTCGACCCGTATGGGTATAACCGGGTAATAACCTTGCTATCTCCGCTTTTGTTCGCGGTGATATTACGCAGGCCCTTATCCCTGCCAACCTCGAGCGGGATCACCGTTGAGCTGTCGATCTTATTCAGCGATACGGTGTATTCGTTTACCGACCAGTGCGTTTCAAAAAGCTCAGCAGCTGCCTGAAGGGCCTCAAGGCAGTTGTTATAGTTAAAGTCGATGGTTTTTGCCTGGGCTTCGAGGCAGGAACCGGCTGCCCAGGCTGCGCCTGGCTGAATGCGTTTAAGGTTTACGATCAGCTGATCTAAGAACTCCTGAGGGGTGCAATCCCAGCTTGTTTTTGCGGTATCATCAACCCCGGTGGAATCAGATATAAAGTAAATTGCTTTCTCAAGCTCATTAACGGTACCATAAAGTGTGAGCTGGTACTTTAGCCTGTTGATGTCGCGCACGGGTATCACCTGGTCGCGCACGAAGTAGGTATCACCGAGAAGTGAGCAACGGTCACCTGGGCTAAGTCCCACAGCGTTAACGGTAAGGAACTCGACATAAGCAATGCACTCGCCCATTACCGAGCGACTGACATAGCTGTTTTCAGTTAACTTCACTGTTGACGCCGTGGCCCCATTGGGCCTGTAAAAGGTTACATTCATATTATGGACGTGCTCTCCCCGTGTACCCTGAATTTCAAAACAAACTCAATCCTTTTCTTCCCCGCGTTGATAAACTTAGCCGATTCGCACCCCTTATAGTAAAGCTGCCACGTCCTCCCAAGCGGGAGAATGGTCAGTGTGCGGTAGCCATCGGCTTTGAGGGCATTAAGCAGCGCGGCCCGCTTTGGTATCAGCTTCGACATATCAGATGCCGACATAAGGAATGTAAGTTTAATATCCCTGTCTGCCAGTTTTCGCGCGGTAAGCTCCACATCGTCCCCATCCTCAGTCTCCCAGCTATAGCTGCTCGGGTCTTTAAGATCTGGCAGCTTCAGCAGGTCGTTGTATGACCCGCGGATCGCGAACATGTTGTATGCGGTGTAAATGTCAATGTCATCCAAGTATATGCGTCCTGTCATCTCAATTTCACTCCGTCCGTTTCAATTGTTTTCAATGTGCGGTCAATATCCTCAAGCTTACGGCAATAACTTGTATTCTCTGCAATTGCCTCGAGGGCGAGCCTTACCGATGCCCGCGACTGCCTTTCTTCCTGCAACAGGTCATTAATAGCCGCCGCGCTCATACGCAGTGCGGTAAACTGCCCCAGAAGCTCAGAACCCGTCTGCTGGGTCATGGAGCTGAACATATTGCGCTCCGGATCGTCGAGGTTCATGTCTGCATCAGGCCCGAACAGGTCGGGGTATGCCGAGAGGGCCTCATTAAAGTTCTTTGCCGCATCATCAATCTTTGCCCTGAAGGCCGCCATCTCATCAGGTGATAAACCACCGTCGCGCATGTCCTTAGCAAGTTCAGCCACGGCCTTGTCTATAGGCTCTGCCAATAGCTTCATCTTAAGCGCGTTCTTAATGGCATTAGCCATTACCTGATCTGTAACCTTACCCCAGGCTACCGCGGCGCTCTCCCCCTCGTCGAATGCGGTTACAATTGTATCCGCAAGTTCATTAGCGAGGTCAACGGCGTTGGTTTGAACAAGCAGTTCAATTGACTCCTGGGTAAGGTTCTCGAGTTCGTCTCCAAGCTCCTTAATGGTTGCAAGGTAATCAAGCGCGATCTGTGCCTGCTCGCCGCTGATCCACCCCTCGGCTATGGCTATCCTGAGCGCATCGGCATCGGTGGCGGCTTCGGTCACATAGCGCAGGAACTGAAGGTCTATGGTCTGATTTTTATCATCCGGAGCCGGAAGAAATTCAAATTTCATTGCCTCAAGCTGGGCGCGGGTGGCCTGGATGCTGGCCTCTACCATATTCATAGTATCCTCAAACGCCTGCGGCTTGGTTGAGTCGTTTATCTTGCGCAAGGCCTCAAGCTGCCTGTCGAGCGCATCGGTGGTGTTGTCGATCAACACCCTGAGCCTTTCGTTGTAACGCTCCCTGTCCTGCTCAATTTTAGCGATGCGCGCCTGCCTGCCAAACTGCTTGTCAAGCTCATCGGCTATGGTGGCCATAATGCTTACGACTGAGCCGAACGAGGCAATTGCTTCCTTACCGCCCTTCTTAAGCCCGTCGAGCGCGTCGCCAAACTGCCCAGCGAGCGATCCGGCAAGGCTTACCATTCGGCCGAGCTCCTCATTTATCTTTGAGGCCGCACCACTTATATTAATAAGCAGGTTTGCAACCGTGCGGAACGACTCCCCTGTTTTATCGTTACCGCTTAAAGCGGTGTTTGCCTTTTTATATACTTCCTCGAGGGCTTCAACATTTTTGCCCTCAGCCTTCATAAGCTCGATCTTGGTGCCCACCTTGGCAATAAATTCCTTCAGCTCCTTGCGGCCCATCTCGCTGATGCGCTCGTACTGATCAAACTCATTCTCGATGATAAGCTGTGTAATCTCCTGGTCGCGCTTCAGCTCCGCCTCTTTCGCCTCATTTTCATAACCGGCCGCGCGCAAGGCATCAATTTCTTTCTGTGAGCTCTCTGTTATTTCCTTAATCCGCGTTCTGTAGGTCTTATACTTCTCGAGCAGCTTGTTAAGGGGCTGGCTTTCATCAAGCGCTTTCAACTCATTGTCGCGCGCCTGGGCGGCCACTGCGGCCTTTTCGGTATAACCGGCCTTTGTGAGCTGCAAAATCTCGTCGTTGTACTTTCGTTCAATCTCCGCGCGCTGCTCGGCGTATGTTTGATACTGTTTTAAAAGGTCTTTAAATGAGCTTGAAACCTCGCTTTGCTCAGGGATCAACACTGCGGCCTTTTCAACATCGCCCGCGGCGTTCGCTTTGGCCAGCTCCTGAGCAATATACTCCTCATAGGTTGATGCCGTCGGCAACTTCTTGCGGAACAGCTCGGCGGCCTCCGTTTGCCCCAGCTCGATTGCCTTTTTGTAAAGCTCAAAAAAGTTCTTTACCTCGGCAAGCTTTTGAGCGTAGGTTTTCTCAGCAGCTTTCTTTTCCTTCTCCTTATCATCAAAATTTACGTTGATCCCTGCCGAGTTCTGGAGAGCTTCTAATTGGTTCTGAACAAGCTCAGCCTCTTTCAATGCAAGCTCACGCCTTTGTTTTGCATTATCCTGATCAAGCTTCCTGCGCTCCTCAGCAATCTGCTTAAGCTTAACCTCATCAACAACGCCAAAAAAGTTGGTATTATTAGCGACATCGTTTGTATCGATATAATCAGTGAGCGGTTTAGCGGCTATCTCCTTTTCCTGTTTGTCGAAGTCAAGGGCCTTATTGACCATAGCCGTAGCCTTTGCCTGCAAGAACATCACCTGCACATACTGCCCTGATTTTGCTTTGAGCACATCGAGCCACTCGGCAAGGGTCTTGTAAGTTCCAAAGGTATCGCCGTAGGCCTTGTTTACTTCGCCTATCAGTCTTTTTTCTGCCTCCTTTGAGCCCTTAAACCTTTCGAGGCGCTGAATCGTCTGATCAATCTCAATTCGTGCCTTACCGGCTTCTATGTTTGCCTCTTTTGTGATGCGCTTAGCCTCCATCTGCGCCTTTACAGCTGCATCCTGCTTCTTTACAAGCCTGTCATAAAGCGCTATAAGCGCCGGTATGGCCACGGCAACGCCAAGCGTCATGGTTGCCATCAGGGCCTTAGCAGCAGCGTTGCTGCCCCACAGAGCTACGGTAAGCCTGCCTTCAGCGGCAGCCCACAGCTTCTTTACCCTGGTTACGGTTACGGTCATAAAGGCGCTGTCCTTATTAAGGGTAGTGCTTACCTGTTGCAGGCCGATGGTGATTGCCATAAGGCCCTGAACCTTCGTTTGAATTTTCTGAAGGTTCTCGTTCTCCCCTGCAAATAGCGCCACGGCACCCCCGGCGGCGGAAAACGCCCCGGTAAGCCCGGTAATGCCCTGCGCAAAGCCACGGAATGTGGCCTGGTCGTCGGCCAGCTGACGGGTAACTTGGGCAACGTCTGCGATTTCGTCCGCAAGTTTTGCAGCCGCGGCCTCCATTCTACGGTACTCCTCAGTACCCTGCTGGCCGGCGATCCTCATCTTTATAAGCTGATCCTGCATATCGCGCAGCTGGAAGGAGAGCCGTTTATTACCTGCCGCTGCCTTATCAGATGCTGTTTCAAGTTGATTCAGCCCTGCTTTTTCCTCATCGAGGGCGCGCTTGGCAGCCGCGAGTTCCTGAGCAACCTCCTGTTTTGCTTTGCCTGGTGCAATGGCGTTTAAAGTTTTCTCAAGCTGCTTGATATCACTTTCAATCTGCTTGATTATGGCCTTTTGTTCCAGCACAGCGGCCTTGGCCTGCTTGGGCATTTCGGTAGCAGCCGTGGTAAGGCGCGACATCTGCTTAATAGCAACGTCCGCCTCACGCCCGAAAGTATCGGGTATGGTAAACTCGACTTCTACCGGGCCCATTTCATTCATAGCTGGTCAAATTGGGTGTTAAGGTCTGCAATAAAGGCCTCAAGCCTTTTGATATACTCCAGGATAAATTCTGCTTCAGGATAAATAAGAGGATCAACTACAATACGGCCATTACTCCTCCCGGGGTTCACTATTACCAGCTCGGTGCGCGCCACCGGGTTTGACACCGATAGCTGGCCGAATGCTGCCCTTACCTTTTCGAGTTCGGCGGTTTTCTCGCGGATCAATCCGCTGATCTTACCGGCCTTTTCGTAATCCTCCTGCTTCATATAGCGGTTATTAAAATTTCGTCCCAGTTTTCCACTTCCACCGGCCGGCTGCCTTTGCGGTACTTCACGCTATCGGCCAGCTTCATCCGGATATTTGCAAGGCTTACGCCCCACAGCAGATATTCATCAGTCCACCCGGTTTTTTCCTGTATACTCCACAAAAACCCGAAGGGGCTATGAAGGCCATCCCAATAGCCTTTTAACTCCCCTTTGCCTGGCCCAGATTCGGCGCTGTCATCCTCATCGACACCGCTAATCTGGTAATATTCATAAAAGGGCCTGTGCCGGAGTACTGCCTGATTGCCGTGTAAAGCTCAAAGAGCTGCCAGGCTGTTATACGCCTGAGCAGATACATACGCAGCCGCATTGCCAGCGGGCTTATGCGCATCCGGTTAAGGGATGCAAGCGCGACGATGCGGAGTATGTCATTATAATGCTCAAGCATAAATTTACCGGGGTCGGTGTTTTTAATCTTTTCTTCAGTGATTCCCTTATCAGCAAGGATGGCGGCAATCCGCAACTCAGTACCGGCGTATAATTGTGTGATCCGGATGGGCACATACTTAATGCCCAGCTTTCTAAGAACAAGCGGGGCGGGCACCTTGTATTGCACGCCCCGCTTCAGGATCGAGTTGGCCGCCTGTAGTTCCGGCGACATCATTAAGTACCTGTGGCTACTGTGCCCTTGATGATTGATGATACACCGTCAGCCGCCGGGGTCATGATCGTGCCTGTTACAAGGACTTTGGCGATGCCTGAGGGGGCCAGGTTATAATCGAGCTTGGCGGTAAAGCTCACACGCGGGAAGGTCATATAATAACCGTTCTTGCTCTTGAGCCTGAAAGCCTTTTCGATTTTCGACTTCTGTGCAGGTGCGTTCCAGGCCTCGGTTGCGCCTGAACCGGTTACCTCTCCTCCGATAAAGTCAACGAGCTTTGCCGGGGTAAAGTCGATCAGGGTAAATGCGAGAGTACGTTTACCGGACGCCATATCTGACTCCTCAGGATCGTCGTTCTCGTTCGAGAAATGTTCTGTAAGGGTCGGGTCTTCCTCGGTGAGGCTTGCCTCATCGCGATAGGTAACCCCGATTGATTCCCAGGATGCCTCCAGGGGCACTCCGCCGCCTGCCGGGATATCGGCTATTTCAATGCCTGCAAGGCCTTTCATTCTGAGTTCTGCCATGTGTTAAATGGGTTTTAAAGTTTTGTAAATTCTGTATGCTATGTATGCCACTAACAGGGTTAGGGCGATAATTCCGCTGAAGAAGAAAATCTTCTCAAGGCGGGTGGGTTGTCGGGGCACCTCAATTGTATCCCCTTTAACAAAAACCGGCACATCCTGATAAACGATACTGTCCCTGATGATCTCCCGTGTAGGGGGAGGGTTGGTTTTCATCCGTAGAGAGAGCTTGAGCAAACTGTCATGTTGCAGAATTTCAGTTTGCATATTCATGTTGTCGCTCAATAGGCGGTCGAAGGCTTTAAGCACGACCCTGTTGTTTGAGTCGCACTCAAAAAGGGCGGTAATAAGCGCGCTGTCAAACGGCGAGGGCCTCTCGACAATACGTTCCCTTACTTCAGTCTTATTCTGAAGCGGAACCTGTGTCGGCACCTGCGGGGGCTGCTGCACCCGGCACGCCGACGCCGCCACCATGGCGAGCCCCAGAAACATCATTTTGATTATGTTCATAGCCTTTGAGTATTGCGTTAAGCTCTTCCCTGTCAATGTTAAAGTGACGTGCCGTTTTATCAACCATCACTTTCTGTAATACCTGCGCCCACTTACCACCGTTGCATGAGCTTTTGTTTTCGAGTATCGACCAGAACTCAACAAAAACAAAGATTCCGGCCGCAACATAGGGTAAGTAAAAGTTGAACATTACCACTATCTTATCCTCTATTAAAAAGGCCAGGATGATTACAAGACAGTAGTCCCTGATCTTCCTGATCGCTTTCAGGGCGGCGTTGCTCTTGAACTTGCCATCTGAAAGCCCTGGGTATTTACGTTTAACCCTTACCGATAGCTCCCAGGCGGTGTATGAGTCATACAATACCATGAGTATCGATATGAGCATAAGCCAGCCGGTTGCGGCCATGTAGCCTACCACTCCTCCGATGATACCAACAATCCACTTAGTACTGATCGACATACCTCGAGTAGCTTTATTAGGGGGCGGCTATCGGGCCGCCCCCTCTGGAGTGAGTTTAGCTTCTAACCAAGTGTAGTGGCAGTCTGGATCATCGCGATAACGCCCTTATTGTCGGCCCTGCGGATACGGCCGCCGGCACGTACCAGGAATGACAGCACATCGCCATAGTATGTCGCATCCTTCGGGTTGTCAAATGCGACGACCTCCCCAAGTGCGCGCTCAACGCTGTTCTTTTGCCAGAAAAGAGCTGCGGCGTTATCAGTTGCGGCACCGGCGGCACCCCATGCTTTGTGCACCGGGGGTGAAGCGTTAGTATACCTTGTTACCGAGCTACGTTCGTAGATTTCAAATCCATGCAGCTTACCAATAGTTCCCTTTGCAACGTCAGCCTGGCCGTGGAATGCCCGCTGATCAGCCTCGGTCATATCGTCAAGCAGCTGCTTATACATCCAGCTGTCGATAAGAGCGTAACGGTCAGTTTTAGGAATTTTTAACGTATTCATTTTAAACGCGGCTGCCGCTACGTCTTTAACGGTAAGCGCCATTCTGTAGCTGGTTGCGCTTGGCAAATGTGCCTCAACCGCGTCGCCGGTAGTCCTCAGGAAGCAGGTTGCAGACGCGGCGGCAGCGGGGCTCCACGCGTCGATCATCTCCTCACTTACGGTCTCAAGCAAAGCCTCCTTATCCTCACCGATTATCGACTGCCTTTTATCATAAGAGGCCTCGATCTGCTCCGTAATGCTCACGGTATGCGGTGTGGTGGTGTACTCATCAAGAGAGTAGCTCACTTCGGTATCCGTGCGCTTAACAGCCACGGCTGGGAGGTCTGTACGGTTCTTGACAACTGCCGCTGGTGTGCCGGCCTGTGGAATGTGTACGACTTTACCGGCAAGTACATACTGATCAGCGTTGAACGCCTTACTTAAGAATGTATTGTCTGCGAAAAGGTTACTAACGATGTCCTTCTGCCATATTTCTTTCTGTATGGCCATCATCAGGCCGCCGCCTGTCGGCAGCAGTCCCGTAATTACAGCAACCGCCGGAGCGGCAATAACAGGCAGGCCTACCACTGCAAGGAGCAGCGTGGCGGCCACCATGTTGAACAAAAATGCGCTGAGCTTTTTCACGTGTCTGGTTTTGTTTAGTTTGGTTTTCGGTTTACAATTCTCGCCCTGACCCTGGCATTACGCGGGGTAATTGCCAAACTCCTTTTTGTACAGCTCTTTGTACTGTTCCGGGAACTTGTTTTTCATCTCAAGGAGCAGGCCCTTTTTGTCGAGCTCGTCCCACGACATTGCAAGCAGCTTGGCATCTGCTGGGTTCTGAGCGCCTTCAACCACTGACTGAGCCGTCACCCTTTTGGGGATGGAAGCAAGGATAGCCTTAGCGGCCTCATGGTCTTTTTCAAACTGCGCCTCCCATGCCGGGCGGGCGGTGGCCTCAAACTTGCAATCCTGGAGCGCGGCATCAAGCAGGGTTTTTGCCTCGTTTTTACGGGCAGCTGCCTCATTGTCCTTATAGGTTTTCAGGCTTGCCTCCGCTTTGTTCAGCTTACCGAGCATCGCCTCGATGGCGGTAACGGCTTCCTGCTCACTTGCGGTCTCGGGCAGGCCGAGCTTTGTCATTAGAATTTTCATCTCTGTTTCGGGTATTTGGGTTTTAAAACTGTCATGTATTGCGGTATACTTGGCAAAAATGCCCTTAAGCCCCTCGCGCTCAGCGTCGGCTTTGGTGAACGTCATGTTTCCGTTTACCGACTCAAACTTATCGGTTGCGAGTCCAAGGGCAACAGCTTCATCGGCGTCGATCCAGTGATCGGTGCCGTCGAAATACGCGGCGCGAATCTCCTCATCTGTTTTGCCGGTACGCTGGGCCAGCTTAGCAACAAAGTTTTTCTCCAAGCTGGTCAGCAGCTTTGCCGATTGTATCAGCTCCTTTGCCGTGCCATATCCGCCAGCCTTTGGGCCGTGGATCATGATAAATCCATTTTCAGCAATATGCACCCTTGGCGTTGCCAGGGCGATGATCGCGCCCATTGACGCAGCGATACCGTCTATGTAAATATCAACGGTGCCTGCAAAACCGGTAATGAAGTTGAATATCAGGTTTCCGTCGAATACATCGCCGCCGTTGGTGTGCAGGTGAATATCAACCTGCTTGTAGCCGGCGTCGGAGATCTCCTGAAGGGCCTGGCTAATGTTACGGTACTCAAGGTAAAACCCGCCAACGTAACCGTAGGCGGTAATTGTAGCCTTGTTTTTACCCTTCTCAACCTTAAACATGTTTGATCATTCGGTTTGATTAAAAACTAATCATCTTCACTTGAGACAGCAAATATCATAACATAAAGTAGTAATATGCAAATAACTGTCCAAGCGTTGTTTAACTATTTTACAAAGGCATTTTTATAGATTAGTTTTGCTCAGATTTTAATCATAAAGTTATGTCTTACATGGAACCTATTAAGGGCCGGATCACCTCGAGGTTCGGCAGCCGCAGGCACCCGATAAGCGGTAAAACAAGCTTTCACAATGGGGTTGACGTGGCGGCACCTGTCGGCACTGATATCCTTGCCCCGGCCGATGGCGAAATAACCGAGGCCTGGGATCATGAGCGCGGGGGCGTTTGCCTTGCCATGACCGACTACGATGGCGTGAGGTTCGGCTTCGCGCACCTGAGCAGGCGTCTTTCTAAATATGGTGAAAAGGTGGTGGCCGGGCAGCCTATTGCCAAAACCGGCAATACCGGAGCCAGTACAGGCCCGCACCTGCATTTTACGGTTAAGATCAACGGCCAGTGGGTTAATCCGCTTGATTACTTTGATTTTAAGTAATATGGGGCGGACAAAGGCAAACATGCAGCAGCTTCGCGATTACGCCAAGCTGATGTACACCAAGGAGCGGATCACTCAGAAAGAGATTGCCGCCCGCGTTGGCGTAAGTGAGGTGACCGTAAGCAAATGGGCGAACGCGGATAAGTGGGATGAGCTGAGGCTGAACCTGTCGGTTACACGTGAGGAGCGTATGATGAGCACCATCAGCCAACTTACAGAGCTTGATAACGCGATAAGCAAGCAGCCGGAGGGGTTCCGCTACCCAAGTAGCAAGGAGGCCGATATCCGGCGCAAGCTGGTAGCCGATCTGGCCGCGCTTGAGGTTGAGTGCGGTATCAAGGATATTGTTGATGTATCGGTTAAGTTCCTCGAGTGGCTTCGCAAAGTTGACCTGAAGCGAGCCCAGGAGATAAGCGACTACTTCGACGCATTTATTAAAGAACAGCTGCGATGAACGCTGAGGATAAAAGGGCGGCCAGTTACTGGGACGACTACCGCAAAAACCTGAGGGCATCTACCACGGTTGATAAGTCTCTTACGTTTGCCGAGCGAGAGCGCAGGCGGCGGGAGCTGGAAGCAAACCCGGCTGAGTGGATGCGAGAGATGTTCCCGAATTACTGCACAGCGCCCTTTGCTAAGTTTCAATTAAAGGCCATCAACAGGATTGTTTCTAACCCGGAGCACTACGAGGTGCTCAGCTGGTCGAGGGAGCTGGCAAAGTCAACCATTGTCATGATGACAATGCTCTACCTGGCAATGACGGGTAAGAAGAAAAACGTTATCCTGGTCAGCAACAGTTACGACAACGCTAACCGCCTGCTTGAGCCTTACCGCATAAACCTCGACTCAAACCAACGCATTGAGCATTACTACGGCGACCAGAAGAACCCGGGCGCGTGGGAGGAGGGAGACTTTACAACCAAGAAGGGGGTAAGCTTCAGGGCGCTTGGTGCAGGGCAAAGCCCGCGCGGAACGAGAAACGAGGCAATAAGGCCTGACAGCATCCTTATTGACGACATAGATACTGATCAGGACTGCCTGAATCCGGAGATCATCCAGAAACGCTGGGAGTGGGTGGAGCAGGCCCTTATACCCACCCGATCAATCAGCAGCCCTCTACTGCTTGTTTTCTGCGGAAACATCATAGCCCGTGATTGCTGTATTACCCGTGCCGGTGCCAAGGCCGACAGCTGGGACGTTGTAAACATCCGTGATAAAAAAGGGGTATCGAGCTGGCCCGAGAAAAACACCGAGGCGCATATCGACAGGGTGCTATCAATGATTAGTACCAAGAGCGCGCAGCAGGAGTATTATAACAACCCGATTAGCGAGGGAACTACATTTAAAGAGCTGCGCTGGGGGCCTGTGCCACACCTGTCAAAGTTCCGTGTTCTGGTTGCCTACGGCGACCCCGCGCCAAGTAATAAGACCAGCAAAAAGGGCTTAAAACCTAATAAAACAATCTTCTTGTGTGGGCTGCACGAGGGATCGCTTTATGTAATTACCGGGTTTCTCGACTCAGTTACCAACGCCGCTTATGTTGATTGGTACTACATTATCAATGATTATGTTAAGAACAGCGCGGCGCAGACCTATTATTGCATCGAAAATAACAGCCTTCAAGACCCATTTTATGAGCAGGTGTTTATCCCGCTGTTTGTGAATGCGGCGAAAGAGAAGGGCACTGTTATCCCGATATCGCCCGATGAACGTAAGAAGCCCGATAAGTTCAGCCGTATTGAGGGGAACCTTGAGCCGCTGAACAGGGCCGGGCGAATGATCCTGAATGAGCGGGAGCGTGACAACCCGCACATGCAACGCCTCGAGGAGCAGTTTAAGCTTGTACAACCTGGCCTACCTGCTCCCGCCGACGGGCCCGACGCGGTTGAGGGTGCATACTTTATTCTCAACCAGAAGGTCGCGGCACTTTCTGCCGGAAACTATGTTTTTATTGACAATCCAAAAAAACACAATCGTATATGATCATTCCCATCATCATCATTAAACAGGTTATAGGGGCCATTATCCTTGTCATCGCGCTGTGGCTGCTGTGGCGCTCAAAGCTTATGAGGCCTGTAAGGCTCAAGCTAAAGGAACTCCGGATCAGATTTCACGGCAGGCCGGCCGCCCTCGAGCGGGCAAAACGCAGGGCATTGAAGCTAAGCAAAAAGGAAAACAAGCGCTACCGGATATACTTTCTCGGCATGCGCTACCGCGTTCTGCATCGTGATGACATCCGCGCTTACAAGCGGATCGGCTTTTTCAACCGTCACATTAACGTGACAAATACGGAGGCACTTGTTTTTTTTGACACCGCAAACCCTGATATCTAATGTACATCAGCATTGAAGAACTTAAGACCCACCTTTACGATGAGCAGGTGGAGGCCATCAGCGGGGATGATGATACCCTGCTAACAGCAGCTATTGACGGCGCGACCCAGGAGGCTAAAGGCTACCTGCATAAGTTTGATACTGAGGCCATATTTGAGGCAACAGCGGATGAGCGCAACGCGCTGCTGGTGATTTTTGTTAAAGACATCGCCATCTGGCATTATATCAACCTGGCAAACCCGGGCACCGATTATAAAGCGAGGGAGGGCAGATATAACAGGGCTGTGGCATGGCTCAAGGGGGTGCAGGCCGGCGAAATTGTGCCCGATCTGCCTATAGCCGAGCAGCCTGAGAATACCTCCGGATCGGTAAGCTGGAATGCAAACCCAAAACGAGAAAATTACATCTAAGATGGCAGTACAAGTAAAAAAAGGGGGACCCACCCCTAAAGTTGAGCCACATGTTATTGTGGTTGAATCGCGGGCGGCACAGGTTGAAAGCTCCGACGTATCAACGTGGCGAAGCGCGGTAAACTCCGCAAAAATGGGATACCGGAATAGCCTTTTCAGGCTGTACGAAAACCTTATGGCCGACGGAACGCTGAGCCAGGCAATTGGCAAGCGCACGGAGGCAATCACAAACTCAGAGCTGACCTTCCTGAACGCGAAGGGAGAACCCGATCCGGCAATCGATCACATCATCGACAGCATCGAGTTTGAAAACCTATTAACAGCCATTATGGAGGCAAAGGCCTGGGGCATATCGGTAATTGATATCATGTCAGTAATGCCCTCGCTCAAGATATTCAACGTGCCCCGCCGTAACCTGAATATTGCCCATAAAATGGTTCTTGCCCGTGAGGGTGACGAAACCGGCATGCCATATGCCGATAACCCTTACATTATTGAAGTTGTTAACCCGGGGGAGCCGCTTGGGTATATATACAAAGCTGCCGTTTATGTCATTTACAAACGCGGTGGCTTCGGCGACTGGACTGAGTTTGCCGAGATATTCGGCATGCCATTCAGGGCATGGAAGTACTCGGCCTATGATACCAATGTGCGCGACGAGCTGTTAAAAGCGCTTGCCCAGGCCGGGGGGCGCTTGAACATGATTGTGCCTAAAGAGGCTGAACTCGACCAGAAGGAGGCCACCAGCAACGCCAACGGCGAGCTGTTCGATAAGCTTATAGACCGGTGCGAAAAGGAAATTCTGATCGCGGTACTGGGAGAGACCATGACCACGGTTGACGGCTCGAGCAAGTCGCAGAGCGAAACGCATAAGGATGTTGCTGAGGACAAAAACAAGTCAGACCGCCGTTTTGTGCGCCGGGTGCTCAACACATACGTATTGCCAATATTTGAGCGAATGGGGTTGCCGGTTGCGGGAGGGTCATTCATCTTTCCCGAGCAGGGTGAGTCGCTCTCAACCAAGGATCGCGTTGATATTGCGCTCAGGTTAAGGGGAGACGGAATCCCGGTAAGCGACGAATATCTTTACGAAGTATCGGGCGTGCGCATGCCCCTCGATGGAGAAACCATATCTAAGAGGCCGGGGCTGGCCGCCATGCCTGAGGAGCTGCCACCGCCTGAGCCGGGGGGCAAACAAAAGGCTGAGGCCTCGGCGCTGCAAAAGGTTTTCAGTTTTTTCGCGGAAGCCCTCGGCGGGGGGAGGGCACCTTTAAAGTACTGATTGATTCGACCTATTCAGGCTACGCAACAAGCGATAACGGCCAGGATGGCGATACGATCCCCGACGTTATATTAACCGCGCTCAGGGCGATATATGATGAGCTGGTTGACGTTAAAACCGACATTGAGCCAAATCTCTTTAAGCTCACAAACGACGAGCTGAGCAAGGCGATTAATGGCGCTTTTATCAACATCGACAACGAGCACCCCGATTATGAGTTTGTGCAGGCACTGAAGAAAAGCGCTTCTGTGTTCGCAGCATTTAAAACACACCGGCAGCAAAACGACATTGCCGCTATGCTGCTGGACGGCGATGGCAACCTCCGGAGCTTTGCAGACTTTACCAAGTCTGTGCGGGAAATTATTGGTGATTATAATCAGAACTGGCTGCGTACTGAGTATGATACCGCTGTGATCCGCGCGCGTATGACCGCAAGGATGCGGGAGTTTATGCGCGATGCTGATTTGTACCCAAACCTCAAGTGGCTTGAGAGTACATCCGCCGTTAAGCGCGAGGCGCACATTAAGCTATACGGCCTGGTACTTCCTATCGACCATCCGTTCTGGACGCGCATATTCCCCGGAAACCTATGGAACTGCAAGTGTGGTATCACCAACACAGACGATGAGCCGAACGGAGCCGCGTACTCTGTTGACGATTATACGGAGGACACCCCGGCAGGCCTGGAGGGTAACCCGGCACTTACCGGTCAGCTTTTCGGCAAAAGGCATCCATACCGTACCCAGGCGTACCGTGGCGCGGCTAAGGCAGTTAAGAACTTTGTTAATTATGACACCAGCGCAGTTTCAGAAGCTATTCGAGCAAAAGCTTGCTAAAATTAAGCAATACGCCGTGGAGGTACTTCCCAGGCATATTGGCAAGATGGCTGTGGATCATTACCAGCAGGGGTTTATACAGGGCGGGTTTACTGATGACTCGCTTGCGCCATGGATACCCTCGAAGCGGATCGGCCGGGGCGAGGGCGCGGCATCAGCCTACGGTACCTTGCTCAGCTCGCGCAAGGAGCTTTATAACTCGATCCGCTTTATAGCCTCGCCGGGCAAAACGCTTGTTATCTCATCGCTGCCTTACAGCCGAATACACAATGAGGGTGGCGCCATCACCCAGCAGATCACCCCGGCCATGCGCCGGTTTGCCTGGGCAAAGTATTACGAAAGCGGCAAGCAGGAGGAGGGTTGGAAGGGTATGGCCATAACCAAAAAGCAAACCAGGACATTGACCCTGCCTCAGCGTAAGTTTATGGGCAAAAGCGAGGTTTTGCACCAGGCAATACTTCAGCGCGCGCAAAAGGATATCAGGAAGATTTTAACCAACACTTAAAACCATGCTTAAAGACAGTTTAAAGGCCGTTTATGACGTGCTTAATGCCGTACCCTCAATCATGTGGGTAGATGAGGACTTCGGCCAGATTGACTTTCCCGCCGAAAAGCCGCCGGTAGTATTCCCATGCGCCCTTGTAAGTCTCAACCAGCAGGCCACCCACCTGGGCGGCGATGAGTACGATCTTGCTAATTCGATATCTGTCAGGGTGGCTCACTCAAGGCTGGGCGACCGGCCGGCAAAATCATCTGAGGCCGCCTTCGCGCTTACCCTTGCCAAGGCAGACGACGTGGACGCCGTGAAGGACGCTATGATCGAAGCGGGTTATTATTACCGTGGCTTGATCACAGAGCGCCGGGCCGATGGGCTCAGTTGCAGGGTGCTTACCTTCGAGCGGATCAACTAAAACAAAAAAGGCCACCGGATCAGGGTGGCCTTTTGTATAAATCATTGTTTATTACCTTGCTGTTATTATGGCGTCAACGCGTGATCTATGCGCTTGCTTAACCATGCTTTTGTCTGAAAGCAATAGATACATCACATGGTAACCGAGGTCGCTATCATAACCGAGCACCACGGCTCTTTCATCATCAACGTCAAAGGCATAAGTCTGATAGCCGATTTTTCCAAGCTCCGGATATCTTTCCTCAAGAAACTCATATGCCCGGTCTATAACCGTTGATGTTCCGTTCAGCAATACTGCGGCTCCGTTAAATGTAATGTCAATAAGATAAATCACGGCTGAAATGTCTGAGTTCTCTCCCTTATAAATCAGCGCGTCTGTGCCGTCGTAATCCAGCTCTCTGGCTTCGTAATTTTTTATTTGGTTGCGCGTTTGTGTAACCTTAAACAGTGGCTCCCGATATAGGTTACTCCTCGGGTCAACAGTTACGTCGCAAGCGAGTGTAATATCTCCCGCAGTTGCATAAATTTGTGTTGCTCCCAACCTCACTCCGGTTATTATGCCTGACGAATTTACCTTTGCCACGTTTGTATCCAGTGAGGTATACTCAGCGGGCACGCTCGATGTAAGCTGCACGGTTTCGCCGTGGGTCAGCCTTATAGAGTTGGTGCTTAACGTGAACTTCTCATCCTTTTTACATGATACAACAATTGCTAATGTGCAAATGATTAAAATCAGCTTTTTCATAATGTGTTTTTTTAATGATTAAACGAAAATAGTGAAATTATTCAAAAAAGTTTCAAAGTTCTGTTGTTATTGTCCCTCTCTTTTTGCTCAAGCTCCTTCAGCAGGCGTTTATATGGGATATTCAGGTAATTATAGAGGGTTGACCGGCTGATCCGGAAGCTGGGCTTAATAACCTGGTTATAAACCCGTGTAACTGATATATCCTCATTCTTTGCATCGAGGTAGGCCTCAACAACGTCCTGTACACGTAGTAAGAAATTACGGTTATTATATGCCATCCTCCCTTTGTTTATCCTGTTCGTTTACCTCTTTTGTGATTTCGATCAATTGCAGGGCGTTTGCGCGTATTTGAGCGGCCCGGTGGGCAATATTGCCACCGCTGAGCCGTTCCGCGTCACTGGCTATCTGTTTGAGGCCTGCAAGCAGCAGTTCGTTAAATTGCTCAGCTGTTATCTGCATGGATTATACCGTTTGTTTGTCGATTTCAGCAATTATCCTCAGCGCGAGGTTGCCCTCATAAATTGCGTACTCCGCGAAGTCGGTGCCGGCAAGTACCTCATTAATCGCCGCCGCTTCGGGCATTGTAAGGTTTAGCCTTACAACCGGTTGCGGGGTACGCATAATTTTTAAACGCATTTTCTCTGACAGTTTATAAGCCGTGTACAGGTTAGCAAGCTCGCTAACCCCATCAGGCCTGCAGCGGTGCGTGTACAGGGCCGTTATCATAGCCAGGCTGCCCAGCTGCTGCCAGGTGAGTTTAAGCTTTACCTTTCGCAGGGCGCGGGTAAGCGCGTTGAGGGTTGCCGGTGCCATCATGTGTGCGGGCGGGGCCGATTGGTAAGGGGTTATATCTTCCATCAGTCTTTTACGGTTATAATAAGTTTATCACGGTCTCCTTTTACATTGTAATGCCATACCTCCACGGTTTTGCAATCATCGCTTAGCGTGGCCCGGTACGCGTGCACCGGGTTTACATGGTTCGCCGGGCGCAGCATAGCGATTGAGTTTTCAACGTACCTGCGCACGGCGTGCAAATCATTGCAAAACTGCGCGGCCTCTTTTGTATACGCCCGGATTGTCAGCTCAAGGGATGTATCGCCCTCAGAGTGCACCTCTACGGTTCTTTTGTGCTCGTCGCTCATTCCTCCTCCTGGTATTGATCCGGGAACTTTGATACAATGTCCTCAATCTTTATCTCGCACTCGAGGCGCGTGGGGTAGCCTTCCGCCCCGCCAAACATCTTCCATCCGCCGTGGCCGGTATCGGTTTTCTTTACAATGCGCCAGCACCCCTGCCGGGAGTTCCACTGAGCGCGTAAGGTTGTTTTTTGTGACATAGTTGTTATTGTTTGCGTTAAAGCTCGTTGATAACGTTCGCTAAACAAACATTAAAACGTTGTTTAGCTCGGCGTTATGGCACATTTAAAAACCAGCAAAGTCAGGATTTTCTTCCATATCTACAGTTGCACAAATAAAATGAGTTGGGTTTGCTTCCCAGTATTTGTTTTGTGCCTGACTTGCGGATTCTGCCATTATTTCAATCCATACAGGAGTTGATGTTATTGTTGGTGTAATTTGAAGTTTAAATAAACGTGCCATAACAAAGTGTATAAGTAATGTGGTTAAATAATTTTATTGTAAAATCGAATGTATGTGCAAAGCCACACTACTCATACACTCGACCGTTATCAACCGCTTAATAAATCCTCTTCCGTTTCGAGTTCCGGTAGTTGTATAAGTCCTCAATGTGCGTGAGGTACTCTTTATAGCTCTGCCGGTTTTCAATTGTGAGCTTATGCAGTCTCAGTTTGTCGAGCAGCTCGTAAACATCAAAGCTGCTGCTGGTGATCAGCACCTCAAGGGCCTGTAAAAAGTTGCGCGACCTGAAGGACTCGCAGTAATCGCTGAATAACAGGGCTATATCCATAAACTTTGTTGCAAAACCGGTAAATTCAGCCTTAAACAGCCCATCGCGCAGATCGTCGAGCCGCTTGGCCCCCTTTACCTTGCCCTCGCTGAGCAGGCTCGCGGCAATGCCAAGGTTAATCTTATACTTATCTACAAACTCCCTGAGCGTTGTATAGTGCTTATTGCCGGTGTCGATGTAGCAGTTTACAAAGTCCTTGTCCTTCCACTTGCTCGCGTTCTGGTTCATCTCCGCGATTTGCCGCAGCGTAAAATCAGGTACGATTACATAAAACACCTTTTTCTTGAGCTTCTGGCATACCACAAAGCGGTGTTGCCCGTCGATGATATAACCGTCCTTATTCACCATGATCGGGCAGAACCTGAACAGGTCGAGGCCGCCGGTAACGCTTTCGGTGATCCGGTTTATTTTTGCATTGTTCAAATCGCGGTTGCCGCGCATGAACTTAAACCTTCCGTAATCTGAGGTGAAGTAAACCTTCAGGGATGATAAACTTTCCTCAGCGCCGATGTTAAATATGCTTTTCTTATCCATGGTTTGTGTGTTATGATACTATATTTGTTGATTATAGCCTTACCGGGCTAATTATACAGCTTACTATGCCACTTTGCCGAGCTGTGCCATGTGCCTTGCAGCTCTCTTACCAGCTCGCCGTAATAATAAAGCCGGTAGCGCACTGTGCCGCTTTCGGTAATGGTATTATTGCTGTATGTTGCCGTGCTGTGCCAGTCCCATATTACCCGCTGATGGCCGCAGTTGGTATTAACCACATCGGATGTCATTGTATAGCGCATTGTATCTGCGCGCTGCACAATAACAGATGTATCCGGCCAGCTCCACCACCGGCAATCAAATGCCGTATCGCCGCGGTGCCTGATCTCCCTGGTGGTATTGATTGTTTGCTCAACCAGCCCGGGCACATTATAATACATCGTACCCTTGTACCTGCCCGCTATTGGCTCAAGCGTATCGCGGTGGCCAGCCGTGACAATTGGCTTATGTTGCTCATTCTTCGGCTCCTGCATCGGCTCCTTTTCGCAGCCCGTTGCAACCATCATAAGCAGCGCCAGGAGCTTTACCAAAAAGTATTGCGCTACGCGCTTGCCTGAGGCTGTTTTAACCATTTCCTTATCAATATCATACCCTGCCGATTTGAGGTCGTAAATGCGGCCGGAAGCCCTCAGCACGCCGAAACGATTGAGCATATCCAGCGGGGTCAACCGTTCACCGCGTTTGAGTGCGCGCAAAATCATACCGTTTTGGGCGTCGGAGCTCTCGAGGTTAGGGTTTTCGTTACTGAAGTTGATTGTTAATTGTTCCATGTCTCGGCGTTTAAGTAAGTTTCGGCGTACTTCTTAGCCACCCCGTTAGGGATGCTGCCTTCGTACCTTGCTATGTGATAAAAGGCCTTTGCCCGCTCGGTCATTGACATCCTGTTCCACTTAAGCTGAGCTTTTTTCTTCGAGCTTCGCACCTTCTCGTTGTACCTGTCCCAGAACATGTCAAAGCTTATCTCCGTATTGATCTGCACGAACTTCGCGTTCGGGCTGTTCGCGATCATCTGCTTTACTTCTGAGAGCTCGCGCGGCAGGTTCCTGAGCAGGAATACCTGCTGCTTTTCGCTCAGGTTTGCGCTTGTGGCATCATAGCTGATGAGCAGCCCTGACTCGTTAAACTGGAATACAACCTCACCGGTAAAGGCCGATGATGTAAGGCTATATGTCATCATAACCGGCTGAATTTAAGAGAGTGGGTAAATTGCGTCATCTCAAGGTTACGGGCGATCATCACCTCAAGGGTGGCCCCCTTGCTGCTCTGCCAGTCGGGGAGGATCATCACCGCGTCGCAGGTAAGCAATGCCTTAATACACTGCTTCATTGCGTCGTTCCAATTTGCCTCCTGCGGCACTATCTCAACCGGGTTTACCGGTACCATTCCGGCGCTCTTCAGCGCCGCCGCGGCTTTGTCAAATTTCGCTACTACTGCCTCCCTCGGGTGGCCGGTAACCGCTCCAATTACATAGACTTTCAAACTCATATCAATATTATGGTTAGGGTTATTAACTCGGCGGCCAAAAGCAATAAGAAGATTCTGCCGCAATTGATTTCTGATTTTCTCATTATTCAATTTTTGAGGGGGTGGGGAGAATCGGACTCCCCTTGATTATCGCCAGATGAGGCCGGGACTTGCACCCGGTAGTGCATCATTTTTTACTGCCTCACCCCCTGCCAGCCGGCCCTGGCCGTTTAGTGCTCATCAAACCCGTCCGTCCTGTCGTATCGCTATTCTTCCCATGATGCCACCGGTTAACCTTTTCCCCGGCAGTTTGCACGTAAGCTGTACTGGCGCTCTCTCTGCTGGCGGGTATATCTTCAGCGCTCGCCAGCGCTCTTGTTAAGGGTTATCTTCCACGCTCGAGAAGTTCAGATCGATGTTCTGATACCTCCCGTTTTCGTCTTTAAGCCATACGCGGTAATAGGTTCTGCTGTCGGGCCTGCGGATGCTCTCTTTCAAAAGGCTCATTGCCTCCTGGAAGTAAACATCCTTAACCTTTGTTTCATACTTCAATAGACCCATCACCTTTTTACTGTCAAGCTGCCCTCTGCGGGTGCTGAAAGCGTCGTTGATCATCTCCTTAATGAACTCCTGCCGCTCTTCCACGTTGTCGCTCAAAAACTGATCAAACTTTTCCTTACATGCCTTCATGGTAAGGTCGTCAAACTCAATCCTGTCGTTGATTGAGACCTCAATTTTAACCGACCGGTCGAAGTTGTAGAGGGTCACATTTCCCTTGCCCTTACTGTCGAGGCCTTTCTCCTCCATAAAGGCGGCTACCATGCCCTCGGTGGCCGTCCTTATCTGCTTCTTATAGGAGGCCAGCCGCGCGTTAATATCCTGTGCGCCCTTCAGGAGTTTTGTAATTGCCGCCTCACTTACCATTTCGCGTGTGGTAATCCTGCTGCGGGGTATGCGGTTACCAGCCTCATCAACCCAGTACTGGTCTTTTCTGCTCTGTATCATTGCTCTGTCTTTTAAATGGTTTTACAATTACTTCAATGCGTTTTGTTACTGCCACCTCTCCGCTGCCGAGGCAAACGGGGCACTCCTCTACTAAGCCCGGAGGCGTTAAAAGCTTAATCAGTCCTGTTCCGCAGCAATTGCGGCAGGTGTCGACAAAGTTGTTTTCGTACATATTGCCGCCGAGGGGAGTAACTATATATTTCCTGCGCTCTATTGCCATAGCTCAGATGTTAATCCGGCAAACCGGGGTTACCTTATAGTCCATCGGCTTTGTGGTCTCGTCCGTGGTACCTTCAATGCGGCGCTTAAGGCTTGCAACCCGCAGCATTACCGCATTGCGTTCATTCAGCCGTTGCACCATATTATCACCCGTCAGGCCGGTAAGCAGCTCCTCCGCCCGTTTATTGGCCTCCTCGAGCTTCCTTTTTGCGTCAATCAGTTCCTTCCCCTGCAGCATCAGTTCAGCATTTTTAAGCGGTTAATTTCCGTGTCCTGTTCGGCTTTTTTAGCAAGCATCGCCCGCAGCTTACGGTTAAGGGCAAGCAGCTCATCATCGTTCATCTGGTAGAGCAGCTTGCCGGCAATGCGGGGGTTCATCAAGAAGGCATTTACGCGCTGCCAGTCGCCGTTTTCGGCGTATACGCCAAGTTTGTCGAGCGTAACCATTACGTCGCTCCTGAGCGTGCGTGTGCGCGAGGTAACCTCTGTTTTGGTGTCGAACCTCGTTATCAGCTCATCCAGCTGCTCAAGGTTCAGGTCGGCAGTACTGCTCACGCCGTACGGCTCCAGAATAGCATCGCGGTATTGGTCAACGCCCTGCTTTACCCACAATGCGCGGAGCCTGCGCACGCGGGCGTTTTTGATCGAATTGCTCATATCTGTGATTTTAATGTCGACGCCGGTCTCAAGCAGGCGCGAGAACTCGCGCTCAGCCGATTGCCCCACAAAGCCGCCAACCGGTTTACCGGCCTTGGTAATGGTCAGCGTTTGCGCGCCCGGGTCAAATTCATAAATGGTCTTACTTTTCATTTTTTATTGAGTTACCGTGAAACAATTTTGCCGCTTCCGAATCAATTAAAAGGGTGCCGCCTGTTACCCTCCCACTCACGTTGCAGGCTGCTCCCTTAACGTGTATAATCACTTTTGCCAGCTTCTTTGCCAGCCGCGCGGATGCCGTGTAAGGCTCGCCGCGCTCCTCATGTGCCACAAAAACAAAGAGCTTTGATCTGTACTTTTGCAGCAGCGCCCTCAAAGCGTTTCCCTTCAGCTCGTCGTTATAGATCGTCAAGTTGTCGATGAACACCACATCAGGACTTTTCCGTCTGTCAAGCCTACCATATAAGTCCTCAATACTTTCGTATTCCAAAAAGTGTATATTCTGAGCTGACGCATCCACCCCGATCCGCTGAAGGGTATCCCGAAACGCTTTGCCGGCACCCTCCTCCGCGCTTATGTAAAGAACTCTGTAGTTATCGCTCATTTCATTAGCGAGCATTAGCGCGGCAGTAGTCTTGTAGTTCTTCTCCTTGCCGTAAAACAGCCAGGCCCCGTTCGACTCAGTATCACCGAGTACCTCTCTCCAAATGCCCCCGATTTCAAGTATCTCATAGTTTTTGTCGTATAGGTTCCTTACTGTTAGCGCCCTGGCCATAGTAGATTATTAAGGCTGTTATTGCTGATTTAGGATTAAGAGGCTTTCCGCCCTGCGGAGGCCGGTAACGCTGCCCGAGTCGGTGGTAAGGCATTTCCTTACGATCAGCCCGAGGTTGGAGGTGTCGCTCATGTTTACCGACAGCACCTCAGTGATCAGCTTCTTATAAAATGCCATCCTGTCATCCCGACCGGAGGGGACTACAGTGGTAAACCTTTCTGAAAAACGGCTGAAAAGCTCCTTAAAACCTACCTTTTTACCTTCAATGCCGCGCTCAATTTTCTTCCGGAGTCCGTCAGCGCCCATCATATACCATCCGCAGGTGTTCTCTGTCGCGTTCCAGTACTCTTTAAGGTCGAGCATGGCGCTGTACTCAAGGTCACCGGCCTCGTCAACGATCACAATAGGGCGTGGCAATAAGCCCAGGTAATACTTAATGTTTGCCTTTACTTCCACATACTTGCCGGTATGGTCAACGCCGATGGTTTTGGCAAGCAGGCGGGCAAATTGCAGCTTTGTTTTTGCCTGGCTTGCGTCGATGTAGAAGCAGTTTTTAAGGGTTCTGCTCAGGTACTTGGCCGTGTAGGTTTTTCCGATGCCGCACTCATCCACGCAAATCTTTGCCTTTGAGTTCTGCTGGCAGAACAATATGTCCTCCTCGATAATGGTAAATACGTCAGTGCGCGCGGTTTTCCACACCCGCTCACCGGTTGATACCTCAAGCTCGCGCCCCAGGTTGAGCCATTGCCCGCTTTTCAGGAGGCCGTCTCGTTTACCTTTTTTCAGCTGGTTAAATACCGCTGAGTTAATGCCCCACGTGCGTGCAAATGCTGCCTCGGGGCCGTCGTAGTTCTCGCGCTGCTTCAGCAGGGCTGCCACTACTTTGTTCTTGTAATCTGCTGTGATTTCTAACATTGTTTATCCCTATATTGGTGAATATTAAAACCTGTCCTTTAAAGAGGTTATAAATCCGCTTTCAGGACTATTTAAGTCGGTATTATTGTCGTCTCCCGGTTCCGGCATTACTTCAACCGGATTATTGCTTATTTGCGCGCTCTTGCGCCCGGGAATCCTGAACTTATTATTGAGGGTAAGCGGCCGGTTGTCAACGATCACAACCTTGTCAATTGAGTTCTTTTGCCTCCGCTGGAAGCCCTCAATGGTCATTGCATAGCGGCTCATGATCTCGCGTGCCTCATAGTCGGCGTCGGTCATTTCAATTACCGCGCGGTGGTATGCGGGTTTCGGGAGGGCTTCACATATACAGGTGTCGCCCTTATAGATCAGCGCTTTCAAAATTCCTCCCTGGTTATCGTCGAGCCAATATATATCCACCTGCTCACCCTCCACGGCGCGCATCAGGTCAAGTAGCTCCTCGCCGGTGCTTATCTTTCCGTTATCGCCAAGCAGCCACTCCCGCTGCTGAAACTTCAGGATTCCGGCCTTTACCCTGGCCGTGGTTTGATAGCCGAGGTGGCGCAGAAATGCTTTGTAGTTTGTGGGCCTCAGGCGGGGGTTCTGCTTTTCGCAGAATACCTCCCATCGCGTTTTATCCTTGTAAATGCTGTGGGGCATGTTGTTCCATGTCTCAATATCTCCGAGGCATTGATCTGCAAGCTTGTCATAAGGAATGTACTGCGATTTTGCCGGGCCTGCCTGGTTCGACTCAGATAAGGCGAACGGCCTTGCGAGCCATCCCTCGTGCCTTTTCTCAAGCCCGTACCTGAGCGGCCTGTAATAGGCCTCTATGCGCTTGCCGCGGGCGTTATTTGCCTCTATCCTGACATTTTGAAACATATAACCGGGGCGCAGGAAGGTATCGGCAAACGAGCTGTTCAGCGAGCTTTCACACTCTATCCCGTCCGGAAGCTGAAAGCCCCATTCGGCATAATTGCGCACCATCTGACGGTAAAAATCGAGTATAATTCCCTCTTTGCTCTTGCCGTGCGCCCATACGGTAAATGCCTCGCTGCCGAGATCAATCCCGTTGTAGAACCACATCCTTTGCCCCTTGGCATACTCAAACGGTGGCTGCCGGTCGTCAATTGATATGATTGATCCCGCCCACTCAGGGTGAATAAGCGAGTGATAAGGCAGCGATGCGCCTATAAGCTTCTGCCGGTCGCCTGAGCGTGCGGCCATTGTGCCCACCCAGTTGTCGTATTTGTTAAGGTAGTTGTAGATTGTTGACCTTGATAGCTTCTGAAAGCCTGACGGGCTATACACCTCGCCTGATTGCTGATCAATAACCTCAAGGTACCCGTCAAGGAAGGCATCATACTGCCGGCTTACCTCTGTATAAGTAGGCTTAGCGTGGTGACCGGCAAACATATCGTTCAGCAGTTTGAATACAACATCGCTCGATTTGTCGGCGTTGGCGTTTCCGTGCTTCTTACTTACAAGGCTCAGATATCCCTGCTGGTGGTAGCGGTTGTAAGTCTCTACAAATCTTTGCTGAGCCTCCGGTAGCTTTGCGTCGAGGGCATAGCGCTTTTTCATTTCGGGTATATAGCTGAGCGCGTCCTCCCACACCGTTTGCATGACTCCCCTGGTTGAGTGGCCCTTACTTATGCGCTCATTCTCTCGTGCCTCCTTCAATGCCTTGCAGGCGTTGAGCAGCGATGCGTTAGCAATGTACCTGTCGCGGGCCTCGTCTGCCATCCGCTGACCGGCAGGACGGTAGTCGGTATAAAAGTCAACGGCCTTAAAGTCGATGGCAAAAAACCGCTCCATAGGGTGTGCCTCTTTGCGCGGGTCGTCAAGCTGTTGGCGTATATGTGCCGGCAGGCTGTCAAACTCAACGAGCAGCTGCCTCTCCCTGCCCCCGCGTTGCACGCGGCGCATTCCGTACCCGCGCTGCTCCGACCGTTTAACGGCTTTAGCCAGGGCCTGATAAGTCATGTGCTCCGGCACCAGCTCGTCAACCGTTACGGCTAATATGTTATTGTGAAAGTGTGGCATGGCCTAACTGTTTATAACCTGGTTAAAGGCCTCATTGAGCTTTTCGCGCTCGCTGAGTAAATCGACAATAGCCTTTTTTACTTTATCAACCATCCGGCGGCGGCCCTTTAAAATATCGCTGATATATGCTGGCGAATAACCGCTTCTTTTCGCTATTTCAGCGCGGTCTGATGGGTTAAGCTTTGCATTTACTTTCAGATTTTCAGGAAATTTTATCATGGTTTTGTCAGATTGCCGTTTTTTTGCTATATTTTTGTGTATGTTTTGAGTTGCAAATATAGTCAATAGACTATTAAAAGCAAGCATTTATAGACTTTTTTTTACAAAAATTATGAAAATAATTAATCGGCTGTATCAATACTTTGAATTTAAGGGTATTAAGCCAACCCGCTTTGAGAAGGAAATAGGCCTTTCAAACGGGTATTTAGGTAACCAGCTTAAAAGAAGTGCCGATTTAGGGGAGTCTATTGTCTATAATATTGTAAAAAATTGTCGTGATCTGAATATCATCTGGCTTTTAACCGGAGAGGGTGAAATGTTAAACCAGGAGCCGGAGCATAATGTAGTTAACGACCAGGCGGGCCAATACATAAAATCATGCCCGCTATGCCGCCAAAAGGATGAAATTATAAATGCTTTAAAGGATGCGAATTATGCGCTTAAATTAGCTCTCAAGCACTGCACTGAGGAAAATTGTAAGCAAACAGGATCATAAAAATGTATCCACATACCGCCCCGGCAGACTATTAATCTGCAAAAATCAACCACACACACACGTTTTTAATGATTTCGCGGCAGGCCAGTTTCCGTATATATTTGTATTACAGTATTATAGCATTATAATGCAGTTTTGTTTTAGTGTTTTATAGGGGTGCTTATCGTTGCTTTTTATGTATTATCAATACCTTTTTAATCATTATGGGGTATGTTACTGGGGCTTTAAATACATACCGCTGTCCACCCAATTGTCCACCCAATTGTCCACCCAATTGCAAAACAGCGCTAATATTTTATTCTCTTGCATCAAAAAGCATTCCGGTAAATACCTTATTTTCATGGCTGATTATTATTACGTTTACGCCTTATTTATAGCGGTTTTTAGCTACTTTTACAGCCTGATTAAACTAATACCATGTAAATAGCTCCACCGGCCCCCGGGCATTAAACAAGTGTTAAACCTTATTAAACATTTCGATTTGTACGGGGCTTTTTTGATTTACATCTAACTAATTGATTTAATGATAAAAAGGGGCTTTTTTTTCTTTATTTTCTTTATCATTTTGTTTTAACGCCCTTAAAAGCGAAGTGGAAAATATGGAAATTTTTTGGGCTGCACAAATTATCCTGAATGCAGGGAAACTATTGACTTACGACAATGATGTGCAATCCGAAAACTGAGTACAAACCTCACAATATTGAATCCACGGCAATTCCTACTTTTGAATTCTTTCAATAATTGTGAATTACAAAAGACAGTGATTGGTACACGCACTGAATCAATGAATATTTTCAGAAATAACCTGAATCTCTTTGATGAATTCAGCGATGGTTCTATTATCGGAATTTTCAATAGAAGTAAGTTCAACATCTTCAAATTCATACCATGAATGATCAACCTCAGGTAAGTAGTCTTCAAATTGCAGCACAGGGAGCCCCCATTTCGCCGCATCAAAGAACTCTCCGTCAATTAACTGTGCCCCAATCTTAGCTTTTATAATTTCCAAAGATAGATTTTCTGGATTCCGAAAAATAACCTGACCGAATAGCTTATAATTACCGGCATCGCGGTAGAGGTAGGAGAGTTGGATGTTAGTAATTCCGGCGCTCATTTTTCTAATATTTAAAAATAGCCTTTATAACTTATAGGCTCAGGTCTGCATATTTGGTTTAATGAGCCCTGTAACATAAACATCTGTACATCCTTCTCAAAACTGAACAAACGATACAGATGATACCTGTCTTTCTCAGAAATTGAAAAGTCCAATTCATTTTTACTGAAGAAAATCGGGGTAGTCTTACTCAACTTGGTAGTTTTCACCTCGATGAACTTATCCTTTCCATCTAAATTCTTCGAAAGAATATCAAATCCGGCTCCATCACCCTCATCCTTGGAAACCCATCGAATTTGCTTCGCCAGTTTATCTTTTCCGTTTCTGATCAGATTCCACTTTTCATATTCGAGAACCAATTCTTCTCCAAGAATACCCAGGTTTCTATTGTTTTGTTCACGCTCAAGATAGTTTACTTTTATGGGATTTCTGCTGTATTTTGGCCTTGGCTCTTCAACCACTGTTTTCGCAGGAGGTGCAACAATCAACTTTCCAAAATCGATTTCCTTATCCGGCTGAACGACTTGTTTGTCAGCAAAAGTTTTAAATTGCAACTCCAGATCTCGATTAAGCAATAGATAATCAATCACCATATCTTCAAGCGAGTGTTGATAGTTGAAGCGGGGCAAATAGCCTTTTATATACGGCTGACCAAGGTTCGCCAATACTGCGCTGATATTTTGATGCTTAAATTCGATTGAGCCTTCCGAACGCTTATTTAAATGTTGAAGTAATGCTCTCCGATGGTTTGCTTTTGAATAGGTTTCCCCTTTCAGCTCAAAAGAGAGCATATTAAAGTAATCGACAACGATTAGTTCAACTTCGGTATGTGACCAGAAATCAGACATCTATAACTATGGGTTAAATTGACTGAATGCTCTTGCTAATATAGGTTCTCTCGAAATACTTTCTGGAACATAAATTGGCGAGGGAATTACAGTATCTGTAAACTCCTCTGCTTGTTTATCACATAATGCATTAAAGTCACAACTTGCACACTTCAATTCATGTGGTCTTTTAGGGAAATCGGCATTAATTATCTGAACAACTGCCCATTCAATATTTCGAATTGCTGAATTAATCGCATCAGGTGTAATTGGGACAAAAACCCTTAAATTATCTCTTAATAAATGAACTGCACCAGTAGTCGCATGTTGACCAAGCACAACGTTGGATGCATGCGCATATAATTGAACTTGAAGTGAAAGATCAGTCCAATCGAGTAATTGATCTTCATCTGGCTCACTTAATGACTTGAAATCAATTACGTTTGACTCGATAATATTCCCTTCAGAGTCTTCTTTCACAATTAAATCTATGGCACCAGAAATGATAGTATGGTTAGCCGGAATTTCAAAACGCTTTTCAACTTGTCGTTCTTGTATAAATTCTTCTTGATAGTCATTCACATATTGTACAACAACTTCAACCGCCTTTTCCAATGCTCTTTCATATGGGCCGGGCGCTCTTTCTGGATCAGTTCGAGGAGGAACATGTTTTAAATGAAAAGTCCTTCTCGTAATTCTTTCAGCATCTTCGCGGGTTGGTACTTCGTCTATATATTCCTGATTTAATTTACCAATTGAAGTATGAATTGTAAGACCATATCCATACAAATCAGGAACAATTGGATTAAATCCATATATTTTCCTGAATTGATAGTTCTTCGGGCAAGTTAGGTAATATCTAATCTCAGAAAATGAGGTAGGCATAATACTCTCATCTATTCTTGCCGATTGCTCTCTTTCCAATAATCCTTCAGGCAATAACTCTTTATTTTCAGTGATTCCATCATTTGATAACTCGAGTTCAAAAACTGATCTACGATTTGCTCTTCTTCCATTTGGAAGATTTTCACAACCTGTTACATATAAAAATCTTTCTGCCCTGGTTATAGCTGTATAAAAAAGCCTAATATCGCCTTCCCTATTATTTTGATATGCACCTCTACTTATTGCATTTTGCATTACTATTCGAGGAATCCATCCATTGTAATTTCTTGTTCTTCCTGGAAATCGCCCAGATTGAACATCAACAACAAAAACAACCGGAAACTCAAGACCTTTTGCTTTATGAATCGTAGAGATGAATACTGCATCTGGTCTCTGAAGAACATTTCTGGAATTTGCTTCATAATCATCAGATGTTATTGGATTAGCTAAATAATTTAAAAAGTTTAGAATACTAGTAAAACGAGATGTTGTATCAATACTAAAATAGACTGATTCCACATCATTCATTATTTTACTAAATTGCCCAATAGCATGCATTTCAATCTCTTCAAATTCAGTATGTGAAATATTAAAAGCTTCTAAAATATCATGTAAAAGTTGTTGTGGCTTTACTTTTCTTCTTCCTGGTTGATGAATATCTCTTTGCCAATCAGAAAGCACTTTACTGACATTATTGAATTCAGCATTTGGAAATGATGTTAAAATCTCCCTATTATAAAATTCATACAATACATTTCTGTCCAAATTATTTTCACGTAGCAATTCAAATGTATTTCTTAAAACATTTACTGAATTAAAATTAAAGATGCTACCCTCACTTTCTATGTATGGTTCAATTCCCCTCTCACGAAGTGCATTAGTAAATGGCAAATGTCTGGGATTTCCATCTTGCTCATTGGAAAGTGTGGATTTCATTAATATTGCAAAATCACCAGGACTGAGACCTCTTAAAACGCCTTTATCGTTATATTCCTTTCCAATTAGATATAAAATCCTGTTTGCTACCCATTGAGCCTCCTCATTTCTATTATTAAAGAAGAATTTCCCCAATTGGTGCGGAAAGTCACTATTACCATAATTCGCTTGTGGATTTTTTACCATCCTTTGCGCACCGAGTTGTCTGTTTATAAAATTCGATGCACTATTGACTATTAAATCTGTGCTTCGAAAATTAATCGAGAGTGTATGAGAACTTGCTTTTGGATAATTAGTAGTAAAATTCATTATATTGCTTACATCAGCCCCGTTCCAGCCATAAATAGCTTGATCATCATCTCCAACAACAAAAAGTGTTTCAGTTGTTTCATGCAATCCTCTGAATAAACGATCTTGTAAAGGATAAGTATCTTGATATTCATCCACCATAATATGTCTTAAGGGTTGAGTTGCTCTTCCTATTCTTCCATCATTATTTTCAATTGCATCAACAATAATTCGTATCATTAAAGAATAATCAATAAAATGATCCCTATGTAAAAAATGTCTAATATTACCAAGAACTTCTGCCAGTGTAGGATCATATCTTTCAAAATCTTCTGTATTTAAGGCTTCATTGTTTAATTGTGACCAAGCATCTGAAACAGCTTTTATGGTAGCAAAATAATCGGCCCCTCTTTCCAATCTTAATCTATGTATTCCTATTTCTCCATATCGGGAAATGAGATATAATATTAGTCTGTTCTCGTCTAATATTTCAAATTGTCTATAATCTGCCTAAGTACATGACAAAAATAGGCAACATTCTCTAAATTTGTCTAAGTTGTTTATTGACAGTATATTTGACAA